CTGTTCGTCTCGACTGATGTCGGCGCTGACAGTCCTAAGACCACTATCGCCGTTATAACGAAAGAAGGGAAGAAGTACGAAAAATATTGCACGTTCTGCTACCAATGCTTTCGTTATGGTGTGATCGGGATGTTCTTCCCATGCTTGTCTGAGTCTGAGGGCTTCGGCTTCAGCCGTAGGTTCAGTCCCAATTGAATTAGCAATATACCCAAGAGCAAGGTCATGTTTCTCCTCATCTTTTACATTTAGTGCTAGTAACCTTCTAGCGTGGTCGGGAACATTTTTTTCAAGCGCGTCCTCAATGAAGGCACCCACAGGTAGCTCCATATGACGTATTGCGAGAGCACGGTAGATGGTTTCTTCCGCTCCATGTTTTAGTTCTCCTGCGGTGGTTTGTACTGGCGTCCAAGTGCGACGCCGTTCAATTAATTTTTCGTATGGTGTTTTTCTCATCATTCTTGACAATCACATGTAAGGGGTTCTGATAAAATCCCCTCCAAGTATTCATCAACGTCAGTATCTTTTAATGCTGCATACGCATCGCTCTTATCCTGTACGTCTCCCATGACTTGGAGGCTATAGTATAAGGAGGTTTGGGGTGAATTCAACCACTCTTGCACGAACGCATTGTCGTATTCTACAACATCACTCCAAGAGTTG